CCTCATCCCAACCGAACCGCTGGACCTGCTCGTCGGTGACGAGATGCAGGGCCAGCAGTCCGGCCAGGGTGAAGCCTGCGGGAACGCCCGCCTCGCGCGGCCGACGCTCGAGAGCGATGGCCATATTCCCCACCGAGAGCTCGCCGAGCTTCGCGGAAGACGCATGGATCATGCGATCCACGGTCCGACGCTGGTGCGGCAGCAGTTTCGGCTGGAACCGATCGCCCGGGTCGTAGGACTTGGCATTCCAGGTCAGTCCGACCAGAGCAATCAGTTCAGAGGAGTGCGAGGCGAGCATGGGGCAGGTTCCTTAGAGCGGAGCGCGTTCGATGACGGCATCCTTGAGCAGAACGCCGTGGAAAGTCGAGACAATCCGCGGGCTCGAGAACAGATAGCTCTCCGCCCAGTAGGCCGCGGGGCGCTGGGTCGTAAAGCGGTTGATGAAGATGCCCTGCGGGTTGGCCGCGATCTGGAAGGGCGACGGACGGGCGTTGTCGGTGCCGATCCAGTTGAAGATGTAGCCGGCGGCCGGGTTCTCCGGGTCGACTTCGCCTTCGGGCGGCTTGTAGCCGATGAAGATGTCGCGGCCCCAGATCCGGGCGTTGACGGCGGCTTCGCCTTCCTTGGCGGTGTTGTAGACCTTGCCGGTGACGATGATCTCGTCGATCTGCAGCATGTTCTGCAGCAGGGCCAGGTTGACCGTCGCCGGGCGGTCCGTGTTCGCGCCGCCCATGACCCGGTCCAGGAAGGTCGGGTGTTCGAACAGCACGTCCAGGGCGTCCTGCGGGATCACCATGAAGTTCGGACGGACACCGACGCGGAACTCCATGTCGGTGGCGATCTTGCGGAGCAGCTTGATCGGCTCCGCAGCATCGTCGTTCCACTGGCGGAACGTGCCGGTGACGTTGCCGGCGGCGCCGGCGTTCGAACCGGCGGTCGCGCCGTCGGCGGTGCCCGACAGAACCGTCGACCAGGCCGTGTTGCGGATCAGGCCGGCCATGTCGAGTTCACGACGCAGCATCGCCTGATAGGTCACATAGCGGACCTTGCGCCGCTCATAGCCGGCCGCGCCCATCGGACCGACGTCGGCGTCGGCCAGATCTTCGTCCGTCCAGTTGGTCGCCAGACCCCACTTGCGGGCCTTGACTTCCGCCTCGGTGGGCAGACCGAAGCCGCCGATGGGCGGCGGTTCAGCGTTGGCGAGCTCCTTGCCTTCCGGACGGTTGAAGGAGTCGTGGTCCTTCCAGATCCAGTATTTGCCGCGGCGCGCGTTCATGGGGAACGGGCGGAAAATGCGGTCGCCGATGAAACCCTGGAACCCGGGGATCATCGCCACGGCGAGCCCGGTCAGGTAGGTCGAAATCGTAAGGGCCTTGCCCTCGGGTTGCGGCATCGTAGCCTCCGTAGCATCCGCCTATCTAGGACCGGATGAAGGTTAAAAAGTTCGCGTGGGGCTGCGACGCTCGCTTACGCGGGCAGGGGACCTTGCAGATCAGGCTTGAAAGCGATGACCTGCCCGGCGGCGGTGGCGGCTTCCTCCGCCTTGCCGATGACTTCGGCTCCGGCGGTGGCGGTGACGGCGCGCGAAGTGGCGTCGATCGCCAGTTTCGCGTTCCGGGCGAAGGCGGCGCCGGCCACGATCTTCTCACGGCCTTGACCGTGGAAGGTGTGGTAGCGGGCCTGTTCGCCGACGGCGGCATCCGGCGACTGCAGGAGACCGTCGGGACGAGCGCCGGCGCCGCAGAGGGCGAGTTCACCGGAGCCGTTCATCACGACAGCGCGGTATTCCTTGCCCGTCAGGTCGACGGCGGCGGGAAGGCTGAAAACGCCTTCGGGGGTCTGCGTAGCCATTTCTGGCCTCTACCTTTCTGGCCGGTCAACCCCGGCCACTTATGAGTGGACCGTGGGGCTGGTGGATTGACCGGCGTCAGGCGGCGAGCGAGCCGCCTTCTTCCTCGGCGCGGACCTCGGTGATGAGCTCCTGGTGCTCCGCCATGTCGGCGACCGCCAGCAGGGCGGCCGACTCGTCGACCTTGTGCTCGGCGGCGTAGGACTTGACCACCGACTTCAGGCGGTTGGCGGCCGTGCCCTCGACCGTCGACGGATCGACGATGGTGCGCGACGTGGTCAGGCCGGCGAGCTCGTTCTGGCTCTTCAGCATGGCGAGGGTCGGGGCCTGGGCCTCTTCCGACAGGCCGGCGACCGACTTCAGGACGTCCAGCGCGTTCGGCACGTTCGGATAGGCCTTGGCCTTCTCCTTCAGGGCCGCGTCGGCGCCGCCAGCGGTCAGCGACTTCACGGTGTCCTTGAGCTCGGCGAGCTCACCGCGCAGGGCGGCGACGACGGGATCGCCGGCCGCCTTTTCCTTCTCGAGGCGCTCGGCCTCGGCGGACTTGGCCTTCTCGGCGTCGTCCCAGGTCTTGACCTCGGCGTCCTGGGCCTCGGCGTCCTGTTCGAAGAAGGACTTCACCTTGTCCTCCGGCAGTTGCGCGACGTAGTTCATCGCCGTCGCGCCGATCCGGGCCTGGAGGCCCGCAAACGACTTCATGGTCTTGGCGTCCATATCGGAGGCCTCCTGTTCCAGTGTTTCAGCAGTTACCCCGCCCGCGGCCGCGCTCTTGAGCATGACCTTGGTGCAGTGTCGGTTCATAGCCTTCCGAGTCCTGCTGAACTCGTGAAGAGCCGTTACGCGCGTGATCCGGTCGCCCATTTTACGCGGTTCCCTGTTCGGCCGGGGCTTCAACCTCGACCGTAGCGTTGAAGGAAAACTCCCAGTCCTCGGCCTCGACCTCTGCCCAGTCCTTCGGATCGGAGTAGTGCATCCCGATCAGAACGGCCTCGCGGTCCAGTTCGATCGGGCCGTTCAGGCTGAAGGCGGACAGGGCTTTGCAGAGCGCCTTGTCGAACACCAGAGCCTCGACGATCTCGCCGCTGTCGTTGGCGGTGTGCTCCAGCGCGCCCTGGCGAGCGCCTTTGACGACGAGATGGGCGAGATCATGCAGGGCGTCGATGCTGACCTCGTCGTCGACATAGTCCTTCACGGACTCGCCGTCCTTCGTGGCCACGCTGCCCCAACCGTAGAGGATCTGGCGCGACGCCGACTTCCGAACGACCCGGCTCTTGGCCTTGTCCTCGGTCTCGACCGCGGGGGCCGGCGCGGGCGCGGGGGCCGGCGGCGTCTCCGGCTCCGGCTTGGGCTCCGGCTCGACGTGCTCGACGTCGACGGCGTCGGCGATCTCCTTCGACGCCTCGGAGACCTCGGACTTCAGGACGGCCCGGCCCTTGGACAGGTCGTAGAGGATGGCCTGATCGAAGGGGCTGGCGTCGGCGTTGTCGTAGCTCTCCAGCAGCAGGGCGGACGCCTTCTGCTTCTGGGCTTCCGTCGGGACGATGGTCTCGGCGCCGGCGGCCGATTTCATCACCGTGATCTGCTCGGCGTCGAGCGGCGCGGTCTGTTCGCCGTCGAGAACGATCGACACCGGGGCCGACAGGAGCATCTCGTCGGTCAGTTCGAAGTCGCCGATGTCGTCGGAAAGGACCAGGACGGCGCGGCTGGTGCAGGCCATGATCTCGCATCCGGCGAGTTCGCGCAGCGCCCAGTGGCGGTCGTAGTAGAGGTAGTCATACCAGATCAGCGCCAGTCCAGACGTCCCGTATTCTGCGAATACGCAAGACGTCGACCGGATGACGTGCTGGTTCTGTTCGGGGATGATGGAGACGTTGCCGGTCGCCTTGAAGATGGTGACGGCGAGCTCGTCTGCGCTCTTGGCGTTCGGGATCCCACTCTTCTGCGCCCAGTCCGCCCACTTCTGGGCGTTCATGACGGGGCGATAGACGTGGAGGCCGGCACGCTTCTGGACCTGCTTGCCCAGCGCCTTGCCGATCTGCTTCAAAATCCTCATCTGACCTCGCCTCCAACCTTGTAAATCAGCCAGCAGCGACAGCCGATGACGTTGTCCGCCGAACCTCTTGGGTCCAATGGATACCTCAAAACACCACGGCTAGTCACGAACCCTTCGTCCAGACCTATTCCTAGTGGATACCGTTCGGCAATAGTCCGATGGCTGGAGCGGACATGATTGTCGCCCTGGTCCTGCCAATGCTTCGTCACCGAGCCCCGGGCGAAGTCCCCATTTTCGACGGCCGCTTCCCACGCCGAATGCTCGGCGACCTGGCCGGCGCGCCATAGTTCCTGCCTCGCCACGGCCAGCGAGCGCTCCCGCTCCAGCCGGCGGCGGAAGCGGTCGACGACCCGGTTCATGTCGCCCTGCGTCGGGTTCTCCGGGACCGTCAGGCCCACCTTCGCCGCGGCCGCTGCGGGATCCAGGCGCAGCGCGGCCGCCAGCGTGTCCATGCGCTCGACCTGGCTGGGCGACAGGGTGATGAAGCGACGGATCTGGCGCGCGGTTCGGGCCACCGACCACCGCCGGCCGTAGGCATCGGCGACGACGCGGGCGATCGCCATGCGCGCGGACGGCAACAGGTCCTTCGCCGCTTCGCGGACCGCGGCCTCGACCTGCTGGCGAACCGCGTTGATGCCGAGATTGACGCCGACGCTGGCCGTCGCGTCCGCCATCATGATCGTCAGCGCGCCGCTCAACGCGGCCAGCAGGTTCGTTTCGATCGCCTCGAGGAGATCCTGATCGACGATCTCGCCGGTCTCGACGGCCTGGCGGGCGATGATCTCCAGCGCGGCGAGGCTGAAATCCCGCAGTTCAGCCGCGACGTCGGACTCGAGCTCCTCGAGCCGGGCCGTCAGCTGCTCCAGGCGGTTAGGCATCCGCCGGGTCCGCCGGCAGGGCCG